AGCCTCCCATACTTGCATTAATTGCGGGATCTTATTAAAATTCTTATGATTTTCATCTGCAATTCTTTGACATTCTCTCATCATATCAATAGAAATAGAATATTGATTTTCTAATCTCGCTCGTAAATATAAAATAATAAAATCTTCATCTTCATGAAACACAATAAATTCTCTTTCTACCAAAGACTCTATCACTTTATTTAAAGTTTCAATATTCTTTTTAGTAGGCTTAATCCCCACATATTTCAATAAGTCTTCGCGGCGGCCCCTATAAACTCCTTGAGATGACGCCGCAAGAGCAAGAAATACGAAGAACTCATATGCTTCAAAACTAAGACTTTCAATCGAAATAGGAATGTCATTAATTTCATTATATATAGTTAAAGCACGAGTATCTTCAAATATTTGATAATATTTTTGCCCATCTTTTTCGCATCTAATTACATCAACATTATATTTCTTTTTTAAAGATGCGGCGGTTCGTGCAAAATTAGTTTTAAGACTGCTTTCTGAACATCCAAATAATTCACAAATCTATTTTGCAGTCATTAATTCTCTTATATCAGTAAATCTTCCCAATGCGGTGACCTCCGTTATAATACCCGCTTAAACGGGTCCTGCGCTTCTTCCATCTCAATCGTTACAAAATCTCCGAGATTTCCATTTTCAATATCAGGAACTTGATCCGCTGCCTCTCTAATGTAAGAAATACAATTTTCCAACCTTTTTATCGCAGTATCCGCACTATCAATAGAAAAAAGGCAAATTTTGTCCATTAAAAACATTATTGAAACACCATCATCTACAATTTTTTCAATCATATTTGTCATGTGTTGTACAACATCAAAATCTATCATTGGATTTCCATATTCATCTGTTTTAATATAAAACATTAATACATCTCCAGCTTTTGGACTTAATTTTTGAATACTTGAAACAATTTCATTTTGATCAGTCATTATAGATGTTATCTTTTCCGTCATTGTCATAATTCCCTTCTCCATCGTTTAACGTCTCACTATCTTTTTCCCAGTTTTGTTTAAACATCATTTCAAGATTATCTACTGCTTTTTCAGTTGCAGATTTTATAGCTTTTTTATACCCAGGAACTGTTTTCATCATTTTTCGTCTTTCAGCTCTATTCATTTTGAATCATCCTCTTGTGCGGCGGTGCCATTTGTCGGATCTTCTGATCGGCTTCCCGCTACTTCTTCTTTCTCTTCTTCCATGACGTCAGGAACCACGGTTTCCGCATCTACAATAGTGATCGGATCCTTTGGATATAATTCTTCTGTAAATGGCATTACTAGCGATCTTTGTTGCCCTTTCCGCCATAATACGCTACACATTCCCATCTAATCAATGCCAACAACAGTAGGTTTGGCACAATATCCTCTTTCATCATGATACGGGCATTGTGCCATTTTGCATGATACAATCATTCAATTACCTCAGATTCTGCGGGGACTTCATCAGTTGGCGGATTCAGCTTAACATGTTTTTTAGCTTCTCTTACTTTATCAATAAGAACACCCCAAGCGGAATTGCCTTCTTCATCTTTAAATTCAGCAACTCCAACCGCAGAATCAATCATTTCTACCATTTTTTCTGCGGATTCTTCACTTTTATCTTTTGGATACACAACAGCAAATAAATCATTTTCTAACATAGCCTTGATATATTTCTGTTCCATTTCTTTATTTTTCTCTGCCATAATGTAGCACTCCTTTACTATTTTTTTATTTCTATCTACATTATATAATAATTTTTTCGTTTTGTCAATCGCCACATTCATAAAGCTTTTCCTCTATTGATTTTATAAAAAGTTTATGATATAATATTTATAGAAATAAAGGAAAGAATATCATAACAATGTTAAAAGCAACCTATTGCCAAAAGATTTTATGAATTGAATGAGGTAAAATAATATGGCATGGACAGTAGAAAGAATTACAGAATTATGTAAGGAATACTGCGGTAAATGCGATATTAAGTTTAATTCTCCTGTTGTTATTAATGGCAGATTAACCAGAACTCTCGGAAGATGCTTTTATGAAAGACATGGATCAGTTTGGAATCCTGTTAAGATTGAAATTTCGCGGCAGTTGCTTGAAACAGCTACTGATGAGTCTATTGAAGCTGTTATTGCTCATGAGTGCGCTCATTATGTGAGTTGTGCCATTACCCATGAGAATCATGGTCATGATTCTACATTTCGTTTCTATTGTGAAAAGATTGGGACAACAAATGATACTACGGTTTATTCTGATCTTGAGCGTACAAAAGAAAATGAAGAAATTTATAAGTATACTATTTATTGCTCTTGTTGCGGAAAATTTATTGCAGGCAGATCTCGTGCTTGCAGTGTTACCAGAAAACCTTGGAATTTCTTTAGTAAATGTTGTAATGCAGAAGTTAAGGTAAAACAAAATTGGTAATGTTTTGTTTCTATTGATTTTATTAAAATTTTATAATATAATATATATGTAAGATAAAGAAAGAAGAAAAGAAAGGGGTTTGTTATGAAGATGTATACAACAGTTGAAAATGCTGTCGCTCTGGTAGTTGAAAATCTTGAAGCTAACCACATTGCTTGTAATACAGAGTGTATCCGTAACAGAGTTTATAGCTGGTATAATCATTCTGATGTAACAGACCCCGAAGTGCTCGCTGCGTGTGCCTTGATGGGAAAAGATTGGTATCCTGGAGCAACTTATCAGGACATGCTAGATGCTAAGGAACAGTGGTTTCCGCAGAATCCATATGATGAAATTTCTATTTGGGAAATTGAAGCTGCACAGCATGATGCAATGTGGTGGTAAGAAGAAAAGTTGCGCTAAAGCGCAACTTTCTTCTATGTAATTATCTTGGATATATAATATTAAAATTCTTTTGATATAAAGCTGCGGATCCGCAGCTTTATTTTTTTTAAAATTTTTGTTATAATATATATACAAGATAAAGAAAGGAAAAGCGATGAGCATGGAAAAATTCTTCGTAGCTGATTCTTATAAGGATATGGAAGTTATTGGCGAGCCTTTTAAGAACGAAAAAGGACGCCTCTATGTAAAGGTAAAAGGCGCGTGCCCTCGCTGCGGTGGCTCAGGGAATTATTCTTATAATCCGAAAGACGGGACTCGTTGCTTTGGTTGCAATGGAACTGGTATCGCTGTCCAGAAGGTTCGTGCTTACACCGAAAAAGAATATACTTGTATGAAAGCTGCAAATGAGCGCACTCGCGCCAAGAGAGAAATTGAAAAAGAAGCTAAGGCTCGTGATCTTGTTGAAAACGCCGCCAAATATAAGCATGAAGTTGCTCTGAAATTTGGTTTTGGTGAAGATGAAAAGGCTTATCTTGTATATGGTGATGATACTTTTGCAATTAAGGACAAGCTAAAAGAGCTGGGTGCTCGCTTTGATCCCACTCTGAAGTGGTTTTTCTCTAAAGAAGTTGAACTTCCTGAAGGATACAAGCTCTGTGCGATGAGTTTTGATGAACTCTACAACTACAATCCGCAGAGTAAGTGGGCAGAGTTTAAAGAAGATGCTAAGGCTATTGTATCGCGGCGAATAGCTGAGCTTAAAGGCCCGTCTACTTCTGTTTATTATCCTGGAGTTGAGAAAGAACGAGTTCATAATATTACTGCAAAAGTAAAGAGTATTCATGGTTTTGAAGGTATGTATGGATATACTTCTGTATATACATTTACTTCTGGAGATTATGTTTTTGTTTGGATGACTTCTAAGTGTGATATGGGTCTTACTGTTGGAGAGACGGTTGATCTTACTGGTACTATTAAGAAGTTTGATGAATATATGGGTGTCAATCAGACACACCTTACTCGTTGTATTGTAAAGAAAGTAGAGGGGTAATATGTTTTTTAATTGGGGAGCAGACGCAGCAAGGGGTAATGTAGAAAGATATGAACGACAGCTTGATAGGGCGGAATTGAAGTACATTATACAGTCGATTGATCTAGCTTCTCATCAAGGTTATACAGGAATTAAGTGGAGAGGGGATATTCGTAAAACAAATATTCGTAAACTTAAAGAATATGGGTATGAAGTTATACATACAGCTGATTATATTTATGAAATCGATTGGTAAAGTAAATTAGTGATAAAGATCCTTGGTTGATTTTTTTATAAAAATATAATATAATATATATGAAAATAAAGAAAGAGTAGAAAGGGAAAATCAATGACATTTAATCATAAATTAGTAGATAAATTTTTGGAAGCGATTTTTCCTCTGCCAGAAGAATTTGGTGTCATATTACAGGATGATGAAGAAATTGAACCTGTAGATTTTTCATATGTACAAGAGGCAGTTGTAGATGCAGATCCTGATGCGGATGTTTACTTTGGAATGTCTAAATTGGTTATCTGTTCTCCTCATTTGGGCGGCGTCGTCATTAAGATTCCTTTTAACGGGTTTTATTATGTGGATGAGGAAACTGGTGAATTAATTTGGAATGATTTCACTTGGGCGACAGGATCTGATAACAGTGACTATTGTTTAACTGAATTTGAAAAATACAAGAGATTAAGAACATATGGATTAGATTGTTTTGTAGCAAAGACTTTTTTCTATAAAGTAAAGAGCGGCGTCCGCGTTTTTATACAGGAAGAGGTCTCGTCTATGAATGATTTATACCAAACCCGCAAACCTTCTCAGAAATCTTCTGATTTGGTAAAGAAATGGCGAAAAGAGGGTAAGGTTCATATGGATTCTGAATGGGTTGCAAATTGTCTTGATAAATATGGAAAATCTAAAGTTGAAAGGTTTCTATATTATTGTGCTAATATAGACCCTGATATTTTGGAAGATATGCACGATGGGAATTTTGGGTACAGGTATAATGAGACACCTGTGCTGATCGATTTTTCAAACTATGCTGACTAAGTGAAAAAAATTTTTAAGAAGGATGGTCAAAATTACATAATTGTTTTATTGTATTTTTCATATAATATGAAAGAAAAAAATACAATAAAGGAGAAAATACAATGATTATAAAAAATTTATCTTTAATTTAGGAAATGCCCGTAGGTAGAAGTCATGACTTTTCTAAAGAAAAATATGAAGATTGCATCGTTTTAAAAAGAATCCGTCCTTTAAAAGAGGATAAAAGCAGACATGCTCATTGGCTTTGTCAATGCAAGTGCGGAAATTATTTTGAAACAAGCTCTAATTATTTAATAAAATGTGGTAAAGAGGGCGCAACTTGTGGTTGTAAACAAAAAGAACTCGCTGCAAAACACATTACTAATGTTGATTTGCGACAAAGGGATAAACCGAAAGATGATTTAACAGGGAAAAAATTTGGATTATTAACTGTATTGTCTTTTAGTCATATGGATAAGCATAGACACAGTGTTTGGAATTGTAAGTGCGAATGTGGTACCGAGAAAAAAATTGTTAGAAACGAATTAATTTCAGGAGATACTAAATCCTGCGGATGTTTGCATCAATCTTTTGGTAGTTATAGAATTGAGCAAATATTAATTGATAATAATATTCCATTTGAAAAAGAAAAATCTTTTGAAACATGTCGTTTTCCAGATACTAAAGAAAAAGGGCGGTTTGATTTTTTTGTTAATGGAAAATTAATAGAATTTGATGGTAAACAACACTATGAATTTGTTGGAGGATATTTTACTCCAACTAGTTTTAAGGCTTTACAATAGCGAGATGAATATAAAAATCAATGGTGTAAAGCCAATAATATAGAATTAATTAGAATCCCCTATACTGATGAAAATTTAATTTCTTTAGAATATTTAAAAGAAAAAGGAGTTATATAATGGCAGTAGAACGAGAGGTAGCCTGTATTTATTATAAATGGGAGGGCGAATGTGCAAAAGGTAGAGAAGGAACTTTTAGAAAGGCATGCCAGACCTGTAAGAAGTATAAAGCTAAAAAAGGAAGCCTGCCTGCCCGCCAGAATCTTAAAAGACAAAAGATAGAGAAAATTAAGGAGCATGATATGGAGCAAATGATGCGAGATTATTAATCACTGTT